CACCACCCCCAGTTTTATCTAACTTAAATAAAGCTGTTTGGTTAGTTGTGTACATTGGAGCTACAATATCTTCCCAAAGTGCCGTTACTGCGTTAAACTTTTTAACTCTATAACGTGCGCCTACATTAGGTTGTGTAGTTTTAATCCAAATTGACCCACTTGGTCTCGGTACTGTATCAGTTGACTTAAACTCTGGTACACTTGTATGTGCTGAAATAGTTAAGTTTGGAGCCGCAAAAGTTGCCGCTGTAAGCCCAATCTCTGTAAGCAATGTTCCTGCACCAGCCGCTACGGCAATTTTACCATCAGCAGTTGATCCGTCACTTGCAGATAAACTATTTGCATAAATTTCTAACTTACCGTCAACTACAGCTGAAGTTACGCCTGCAATACCTGCGGCGTTAATTGCTGTTTCTACGTTTGATAATGCAACACCACCTGATGTAATTGTAGTACCATTAATGCTCATTGTATTACCATTACCAATAGTTGGATTGCTCTGCGTTCCTGTTACGGTTGCATTTGAAGCCATCCATGCATCAGTACCAACTTGTACCCAAATTCCTGAAGAATTTTTGTAATATATTTTTTCTAATGTAGTAGTTGCAACGGCTACATAGTCACCTACTTGACCAACGGAAGTCTTAGGAACACCAGTTGCTACATTGCCTACTAATTTTGTTATATCTGTGATAACAGTTGGAATTTTATTTGAAAAACTCTGTCCACCAGTAACAGTAGCCGCATTAGAATTCCATTGGAAGATGCCCCATAGTGTATTCCGTGTATCAAACCAATATGTACCATCTGCAGGGTTAGCCGCAGGAGCTGTAGCTGATGCAAGTAATTCTGTAGTATTTACACTTGCTCTAGTTACATAGGCTCTGTTGCTTACACCTAAATAAGAGTAAGCCGCTTGTAAGCCATATTCGTTTAATTCGCTACCATTAATTGGATTATTATTTGTGTCTGTATAGAAACTTGGATCCCCAAATGTTTCTGTTAATTCTCTTTGTGATGTAAGCAAGTATGGTTCGCCTGCTTTTGCCGCCGTCGTACCCGCGGCTGTTCCTGTTCCTGCACCGTTTGTTTTATCTTGTGCAGATACAAAGAATATCATTGGTACTGTACCTGGTTCCGCCGGAGTATAAAAACTCTCGTCTATAACGTTAACCTGTACGCCTGGTGATACTAAATTAGCCATTTTATGTTCTCCCGTTGAGCATTTATTACAAGTATTTATATGAATTGGCAAAAAACGGCACGGAATACCCCGCAAAAATAAGATACAAAAGGGGTACGAAAAGGGGAGGTATAAATACTACTATGAGACCCTTATGCAAATGCGGTAAAAAGCCGGTAGCAATTAATTATTATAAGGACGGTGTCACTTATTATAGGAGCCGTTGTGAAGTTTGTTCTAAGCGTGGAGGTAAAGAGCCCGGATTACCTAAATGGGCTCATGCTGGATATAAACAAAAGAGTGTTTGTGATAAGTGTGGATTTCGTAGTAAACATAAAGAACAATTCCATGTTTATTATGTAGACGGAAATCTTAATAATGTTCGTACAGCAAACTTAAAAACTGTTTGTGCAAATTGTAGTAAGATTTTATATAAAGATGGTATTACTTGGAAGCAAGGAGATCTCGTACCTGATCTTTAAGTTCAGGAATAGTACCGTTATTATTAATAATATGTTTAAATTTAGTTTGTGCCCATGCCCATTCACTAGGGTGTACATCAGTAGGTTCAACACCTACTTCTTGATATTCGCTAAACCAAGCTGGATCTTCACCACGTTTCACACGCCAAACTTCACCACCAATATCATATAACATTTTAGCTTCATTTGGAAAACGTGTATCAGGTAAAACAAAGTTCATGTTTGGGTTTTCAATAATCTTCTTTTTAGTTAAACTAACCCATATACCATCATAGAATCCATTACGCATACACTCTGTACCAAATTCTTGTAATACTAGTCTTGGTGTAATCGTGCGTCCTGTTTCGCTAGTCCAGTATGCATCTACTTCTTCACGCCATTTTCTACTCTCATTAGTCTTACCGTCAAGTAATTCACGGTCCCAGCCAAACATTGCTGATACACTATCTTTTAGCTTATCCGCAAATGAGATTTTATGAAAGGTGTGATTTTTAATTAAATAATCTGCTATTGTATCTTTGCCGGAACTAATAAGTCCACAGATTCCAATTACCATTTGAACATTCCTCATATATAAAGTATTATTATATAGGAAATTTATCTGTTTGTCAAGTGTTTTCTAACCAATTGAGAAGCCATAACCTTGGCCGCCAGCAACTTGAGTTTTAAGTTCTTCCTCAAGTTTTTCCATTTCTCCAAGAGCCTCGGTCTTTAAAGCATCACCATTTAATGATGTGCCGCCTTGTGGACCAGCTATTGTAGCAAATTTGCTTCGAGCTTCACCAAGCATATACTTACATGTTGCAAGTGTGTAATCTTTAAGCCATTGTACAGCTAGATAATCTGTTAATAATTGACTATCTGGGCGATAGTTATAACAGTATAATAGTAGATCTTCTTCAGCACGTGGTCGCTGTAAAAGTGTTAATTCTTTAGTAGTAGTATTCCATTTAAATTCTATAAAACTACCAAACATTCTTCCAACAAGTTCTTGGTATTGTGAAAACATTTCGTATGTGGCTAATCCACCCATATTTGTACTTGATAAAAGGTAGGTGTTAGTATAGGCCATATTAAATGGTTCAAATAATGTGCCGCCGTCGCCGCCGCCAGTACGTGATCCTATTGAGCGTCTAAACAGCTTTCTAACCTCAACAACTTCGTTTGGTAAGATATATGTGTTTTGATCAACAATAGTAGGCATAAACATATACGATTCTTCCACTGAATTATCAGACCGTTGTCTAAATTTAGCAAAGGCTTTTTTAAGAGCTTCTTCGTAATGTGCAGGGTCAAGTTCAACATCGACCATGCCTCCACCTAATGATAGGTTTACATAATCAAATACTTCTTGTTTTTGTGTTGTTAAATCAGCCATATTTGTTAGTCTCCAGTAGTATTTATCGATGACCGCCATCGAATAAATACTGTTACGATGCCTAAGCTATCTATATACAAACCAGAGCGTGGTGCCGACTATCAATTTATTGATAGACATGTCAGTGAAATGTTTACCATTGGCGGGACCGACGTTTTTATACACAAATATTTAGGACCACAAAATCCTGATGAGGCTGATGCCACGGCGGCACAACCGCGATATGATGCTGTAAAAGAAACAAATATCCAGGATATGCTTTTCCTTGAAAATAGGGATAGAAAGTACGATCCTAGTATCTATGAAATTCGCGGCATTTATAATATACAAGATATTGACTTTGATATGAGTCAATTTGGATTATTCCTACAAAATGATACAGTAATGATGACTGTACATATTAATGATAGTGTACAAACATTAGGTAGGAAAATAATGTCAGGGGATGTAATAGAATTTCCACACTTAAAAGATCCACATGCACTTAATGATTATAGTGTAGCACTTAAACGGTTCTATGTAGTAGAAGATGTAAACAGAGCCGCAGAAGGATTTAGTCAAACTTGGTATCCGCACTTATATAGAGTTAAGTTAAAACAAATTGTTGATAGTCAAGAGTTTAAAGAAATATTAGATTTACCTGCTGAGGAAGGATCATCTCAAACACTTAGAGATGTACTTTCTACGTACGAACAAGAAATGCAAATTAATAATGCAGTTGTTCAACAAGCAGAAGCTGATGCACCTAAGTCAGGATATGATACAACAAATTTATTTACATTACAAGTAGATGACAAAGGTAAACCAGAACTTGTTACTACTGATATTAATGACTTAGATGCAAGTCAAGCCGGACTACTAGCTGATAGGGTTAATCAAACTCCCGAAAGACTTGGATATGATGGTTACTTACTTGGAGATGGTATTGCTCCTAACGGTGAAGCATTTGGTCACGGTATCGGGTTTCCAACAACTAGTATTAAAGGTGATTACTTTTTACGAACAGACTTTTTACCTAATAGATTATTTAGATATGATGCAAAAAGGTGGGTTAAAATGGAAGACGCAGTACGTATGACAATGACTAATACTGATACAAAAAATACACTTAAAACTGGATTTGTTAATAATACTAAAACTGCAACCATTGGCACTGAAACTGTTACAGAACGTCAACCTCTATCCAAAGCACTTAAACCTAAGGCAGATAATTAATGCAACATTTTTATGATGGACAGATACGACGTTACATTACCCAACTTACAAGATTGTTTAGTAACTTTTCTTATAAAGATGGTAAAGGTAACTTAACACAAATACCTGTGATGTATGGCGATATCACACGTCAAGTTGGTCATATTATACGTGATAACAGCGAAAATAAAATACCTAGTGCTCCAAGAATAAGTGTTTACATAACTACATTAGAAATGGATCGTGCAAGATCATTTGATTCATCTTTTGTAGGCAAAATTCATCTGCGTGAAAGAGCGTATGACGCGACTGGTCAAGAATATTTAAATACACAAGGGCAAAATTATACTGTAGAAAGATTAGCACCAACGCCATTTATGTTAGGTATAAATTGCGATATTTGGTCAACTAATACAGAACAAAAATTACAAATAATAGAACAGATATTAACATTGTTTAATCCTAGTTTAGAAATACAAACAACTGATAACTATGTTGATTGGACAAGTTTAAGCGTAGTAAATTTAGATAACATTCAATTTTCTACTAGAAGTATTCCTATAGGTACAGAGTCTGAAATTGATGTAGGTCAACTAGGGTTCACTACTCCAATTTGGTTATCACCTCCAGCTAAAGTTAAAAAGTTAGGTGTTATAACAAGTGTTGTAATGAGTATTTTTGATGAAACTAAAGGCACTATTGACTTAGGCCAAACACTTCCTGAACTCAAAGCATTTGATGATAGTCCTGAACAAGATGTTAAAGGAGACGATCCGTCATTGCATGATAAATCTAAAGCAAGTGTTACTACTAGAGCAGGAGCAGATGCATTACAAGTTGTTTCTGCGTCAGGCTATGACATTATTGTAACTAATAATGTAGTTGTACTAGGTAAAGGCGGCATTGCTGGAGAAATTAATTGGCGTACAGTTTTAGAAACCGAACTTGGTGAGTATATAGCAGGACTAAGCAAAATTTATTTGAATAGATTAGATGTTGGAAACGTTATTGGTACATTTGCATTAAATTCATTAGACGAAACTCAAATAATTGTAAACTGGGACGTTGATACTATTCCTACAAATTCAATATTTGATGGCCCTGCAGTTACTAAAGGTACAATTGATTATATTATCGACCCAACAAGAACTAACCCAACAAATCTTAAAGTTGGTGGTACTAGGATCTTATTGTTAGACGACATTGGTGCAACAACTAATGCTGATGGTCCAGATGCTTGGAAGAGCATAAGTGGGGCAGACTTTATTGCAAAAGCAAATGACATTGTTGAATGGGACGGAAATACTTGGACTATAGTATTTGATTCTAATAACAATGATGGGTCAGATTCTACAG